TCTTTGAGTAGCGCAGGATCTTACGACTCCCCAACTTCGTCGGGTGGTCGTGGTGAGGAGGTTCGCAAAGCGATCCACCCCATCTTAACTCATATTCCTTTAGAAGATGAGTTAATAACACTTACGTTCATCGAACTGAAGTGTCCAGCAGGACTTCCAAGATGGAGGTCCTGGTGTCGTACTGATATCCTGGGTTTCCCAGGTTATCCGGCTGCGCCGGATTTTATCAGTACTTACGGTGAACCAAAGGATTCCTTTGGTGACCGAAGATACGATAGTACCACCTTAGGTGTTTACGATCGTTTCTGGGGATTTGATGATGCCTTAGGCACTCAAATCCTCTGCTGCGCATATTTAGCTTTGCTAAATTCGCAGTACTACATTGATGGGAAGTTTCTTCCCATACCTTGTAGAACCTGTACCGTTCCAGAGCCTGGCGGTAAGGTACGAGTAGTGACCACCACTGAGTGGTGGGTCATAATACTCGAACAGCCTCTCGGTCATATCCTAAAAGGATTCCTAGAGGCTCACCCTTCTGCGACCGCAGGTCTCAGAAGGGCTGATCAAGCTTGGGAATATCTCAAGCTTATCAGTAGGGCAAAGGACTTCCCTAAGGGAAGCCTTTGCCTTTCGTCCGACCTCAAAGAGGCAACGGACAGAATCCCAACTCAGGTTGCAAATTGCATTCTGAGAGGGTATTGCGAAGGCCTGAAATATTCAGGCTACCTCGCAAATTTATCCATTGAACTACTATGTAGTCAAAGGATAATCTTCTTAGGTGAAGCAGATTGCTTCATCAAAAGAAGAGGTATCTTGATGGGAGAACCTCTCACCAAGGTAACTCTCGCACTCTATAATTTAGTGTGCGAGGAAATCGCAATCAGGAAATTCCTCGGTTGCGATTTTGAAGCACCTATCCAAGTTCCTTGGAGGTGCTTTGCCGTAGGCGGTGATGATCACATAGCCTACGGTCCTTATGAGTATTTAGTGAATATCACTAAAACTCATAAATCGCTTGGATCTAAGATCTCAAGCGATAAACACGGTATATCCAGCATTGCTGTCAAATACTGTGAAAGGTTCCTCATTGTTAAAAACTTTGAGGAATCCTTCGACCCTCGTAGTGCAACTACGACGGCCGAAACCCATCCTTTTGTCGATTCGATAAAGGTTAGGTTACTATCTCCGTGCTCGAAGAGCATTGAGGTAGTTTCCGATAGAAATATAGCTATCGGAAAAGCCATCCAATTGGGCAAAGCCCTTAGATGGCTTCAACCATCGCCAGACAGACTCTGGCTGACGATGGTAAGACAGAGATTTTATCGCAAAATGCGATCATACCTTCCAAAGGAAGGGACAAGTCTCTGGTACCAATCCCTATTACCAACTGAGTTGGGGGGATTGGGACTTTGGATGGATGAGGATATTCCTCTTCTAACCAAAGAATTACCTGGGCCAACGGTCCAGGTAATTCACTCATATCTTCAAAATGAAGATGTGAGTGTCGAGTTGAAGTTACTTAAAAAGTATAACCAAAACTCGAATATTCGAGGGTATAACCTAGAAGATTATATACTCGAATATATTGAACTTAACTTACAAAGTTTTGTTCAATCTTCTTTAGCACGTGACGTGATTAAGAAGTATCCAGAAATCATGTTGAATCTCGACATGATTATGGATTTACCTTCCAAGTTCAGAGAACTTGGTTGGTATACCTCTGACGATACAATTAAATTGGCGTCAAGAGGCTATGTCTTCGGGAAGATTCTTTCCGGAGACACATCCCCGGTTCGGTATAATACCGAACCGTGGAGGATCCGATACCACAAGTTGTGGGATCGGATCTATCGCGGTGATCCGAGAGTTTCTCCGGATTTCGCGATTACCCCTGAAGACTTTAAAAAAGTCTTCAGAGGTATCTCACCCAATA